GGAATCGAACCGGAGGAACTCCAACGACTTAATTTTAAGGTTGCCAATACAATTCTTTCCGTCTTAATGTCTGCTAATTTTCGTCTACTGGTCCAATGACATTTAAGGTAACATTTTCAACCGGATTCCCCCCAATTAAATGTGGCTTTCCATACTCGGAATTACATCCGATGCATACATCATAACCAATATTGCAGTTTTTCTTAAAAATCATTGGTTGTCCTGTGATGCACTCACCAACATAAAATCCTTCTGGAAGTTCTACTATATATGGGTCTGAGTATACGTGATCCCAGTCATTCCACACTTCTTCGAGACTCCAGAACCATCCGCCGAAAAGATTTGGATTATACCCCTTATATAGAGTAATTGTGTTTTGGATTTTATTATTTTTCATAATGTCCTTCTTTCTCCCGGTGTCCTCCGGGTGCTCTGCTGTTTTATTTGTTAATATAAATATACACGATAATAGACGGTAATTCAATGTGCAATAGTACACAAAAATAGATGTATTAAAATACCATTTTATTATGAAAATAGTACAAGAAAATAGACGTTGACGAAATGAAAAAAATCTATTATTATATACATAGGAAAGTAGGTGTTTTAATTGGCTAATTACGGGGAAAACGGATATATAGATTTTGCGAAATTGTGGATTGTTATGAAGAAAAAAGAACTTAATAAACAGTGGCTTAAGAATAATGGCCTGCATTCAAATACTGTCGCAAAGCTGACTAAAAATGAAAATGTAACGTGTGAGGTTATATGTAATTTGTGCAGGTTGCTGAATTGTCAACCGGGCGACATCATGGAATATAAAAATAAGTAAAATACATGTTAATAGACTATTGACATATACACGATAATAGACTATAATTATATTAACAGGTAAGGCAAGTGCCTGAAAAAAATGGAGGTGGCGCAATGTTAGATCAGAAAGACTTAGAAGCAATTGCAAAATTGATTGATGCACGGGCGGAACAGACTGAAAACCTATTGCTAGATGAAATTGGAAGAACCCAGACATATCTCGAGAAGCAGATCACGGAAGTCAAGAAAAATATGGAAGAGTTAAGTCAGTACTACCGTATCACAAAACTCGAAAGTGATAATACAACTCTATTGCTCAAGATGATTGATCAGCTCAATAGAAGAGTTGAGGAGCTGGAGAAGAGAACAGCATAACACCATAAACTTGGGGCCGGACTTGCCACCGGCTCTATAATATAAAATCAAGGGGTTGACAAGCCCCATGATCTAATGGTATCGTAATAGATAATATAGTAGTCCTCTTGTGAGGTGGATTGAAATCTTGGTAGCTCTAGGAGCCGTGACCCGTTGCATAACGTAATTGCAGCAGGTGGCGGCTTTTTTTATTTGATTTTGGAGGGTTTGAGAATGAGCTGTAAATTTTGGAGATGCTTAAAATTGGACGATGATAGGATATGCGAGGATCTGGATTCAGAGTGTATTGGTGATCTATGTAATGAGTATAAGCAATGCAGTACATGTAATAAGCAGGATATTGATGACTGTCCACAGTATTAAGATAATCAGATCAGCAAAGGCGGTGCAGTAAATGGTAGATAATACAATCAAGGATCATGATGGTAATACAACTGATGTGTATGCAGATTATATACAGCTCTATGTACAGGAGTATATAAATACAGTCCTAAATGATATAGACGACATAAAACGTAAACAGTGTTTTGCTGGTATGATTAAGTATGTCGCTAAAAAGATTGCACCTATGGTTAATACTGATGATCTGGTTATGTTAGATAATCTTTGGGATATATATACTGGATTATGTTACAGATATAATCATGTAATCACTATAGAGCGTTATTGTATATTAATAGGCATTGCTAGAGATACGTTTTATAGTTGGTATAAGGGTGAGTACCGTAACGATTACTGCCCCGAACTCGGGGCCACACGCTCCGACGTAGTAAAAAAATGGGATCGCGAATCAGAGAGCAGTTGGCAGGACGAGGCCACAACGGGCAACCCTGGGCCGATGTTTGTTCTCAAGGCCCGGAGAGGATGGAGTGAGCAGGCCCCGGCAATCGGACAAAGCGAAAATCGCATGCTCCAGAGGACGGCGGATCAAATTTTATCTGACTACCAGGAGCCCAAACAGCTCCCAGATAAGGATTTTTGAGATACAATTTTAAAACAATTCAAAGCAATTGTCAGATAATACGAGGGGTGAATCTATATGTTGTATGCAAGCAATTGATAACACAATATGTAGCATGCTATCTGTATAACAAATAGTTATTTGTCGTATAGATCAAAAATCTTTTGATGCGTTTTAGGGACTACGGTTAATGGGGGTGGGGGTCTGGTGGAAACGCCCCCCGGGGCACCTGCTCGGTCCCCCAAGCAAATTTTAAATAAAAAAGGAGTCTTGTCATGATAATAAAACTTCACAGACATAGGTTTTCCTTTGGCTTACAGATTAACCGTAGAATATATCTGTTACAGTTTTCTACAAAGGAACCTTGGTTGATTCCTAAGAGAGATAAACACTATGGAGAAAATAATGATATTGTTTTGTATGGCTGGATGTTTGTATATTTCGGTTATACGAACTTGATGAGAGAATAATAAGTCGTAGGATGCAGCAGAAAGGGTGAGAAAATGAATAGAGTGCAGATTAAAAATTCAGGTGATGGTTGGCTCGGAACAGAATATTGGATTGACGGGAAGAAAGTTCCAAGGGTTCGTTCAGTTGATTTCCATGTTGCAGTTGATGAAGTGCCAGTGTTTACTTTTGAGACAATTGGAAGACCGGATATTAATATGCCGGGGCAAGTAGCGTTTGAATTTTCGCCGGAAGATTTATCAGATGCATGCTTCATTATTTCCGAGGAACTGAAAAAGCATGGTGGTTTCTACGATGGGTTTGTGGAGAATGTTCGTTCGGTTTTGAAAGAACAAATTGATTGGATAACAGATGATTTAATGGACAAGAAAGCGGAAGAAATCGTAAAACTGGTATTAGGTGCGGAATAATGACAAAGAAATTACTTTGACAGATATTAGGGGGATGTATGTTAAGAATAGTAATCATAGCGTTTAATATAATTATGGCCTTAGTTACGTGTGGGAGTGTCGTTCGTGAAGATGATTTTAGTAATAAAGTGTTTTTTGTTGGATTAACTTTGCTTTTCATAGAAAATTGCATTTTGATTTGGAGATAAATTTATGAGGTAATTATGGTTATTACATATTTCGGAATTATTCTGTTCGAATTTTGTGGATGGATTAAATTCATTAAAAAGTCCTGCAACGCAAGGCACGAAAAATATTACTGCTAACCGTCGGATGGCGGTTATGGGAAAGTAGCTCAACTGGCAGAGCAGCGGTGCGCACCATAAAACAGGGAGAGCAAGATTTTGGTTCGAATCCAAACTTTTCCAAGATGCCGGGTCGCGCCCGGATGATGTGAGAGTAAGCAGAACACCTCACGGAGAACGAAAAAGCCTGCTGAAAACTGCTTGCAGGAAGTTCAGGCCTATGCCAATGGTATGCTCGGAAACCTTTAATGTTATATGCGGTCGCGGCATATGCGCAAGTGTGAAAATTTAAGCGGGAACTGCATGATGGCACATAGCACAATGGGAGGGCGCACGGCTTATATCCGTGTAATCACAGTTCGATTCTGTGTGTGCCGATTTTCCAGTGAAGAGGCTGGTTACCCATATTGGACGGAATGACAATGGCCCGTGCCTTACGGGTGTGAGCCGAATGACCGGTATGATTTTAGGTAATAGGTGGATTTGATGAAAGAAAAAGATGTTGTAAGAATAGGAAGCAAATTTAATAGATTGCTTGTGGTTTCCGAGTACCCAAAAGATAAGTATAGCCATAAAAGATTTTTGTGCCAATGCGACTGCGGAAATGAGGTTGTAGTACTTAAGGGCCAATTAACATCTGGTAAGACAGGGAGTTGTGGATGTTATCAGAGAGATAGGGCGAGAGAAGCACAACTTAAACATGGAATGGCAAATACAAAGATTTACTATGTGTGGAAAGACATTATACAACGATGTTCTAATGCAAATTCCAAATCTTATTCCAATTATGGGCACAGGGGGATTTCTGTTTGTGACGATTGGCTTGGAACAAACGGTTTTGAAAAATTCTATCAATGGGCGTTAGATAATGGATACAGAGAAGGGCTTGAAATTGACCGTATAAAAAATAATGGCAATTATGAGCCTTCAAATTGTAGATGGGCGACTAAAATACAGCAAGCGAACAATAAAAGAAATAATATTGTGATAAAACATAATGAAAAAGAAATGACAGTATCACAATGGGCGAGGGAATTGGGAATTGATGATAAAAAAATACGTCAACGAATACAGAAGCTAGGTTGGGACAATGAGAAGTCCATTATGGTTCCGTAGGGATGCGTGGGAAGCTGCTTATCCTGAATATGAAATATAATCTAACATAGAACATTGATAATTGAATATTGGCGGTTTGAGTGGTATAATTATAAATCATAAGAGAAAAGAGGGGCATATATGTGGACAACTCAAAATCCTACTCATTGTCCAAATTGCATGAGTAGAAATATTGTGCTTGGAGACAAGGTATATAAGAAAGATGTATTTGGAGAAGATACTGATATAGTTATTTTAGGATCATGGTTTTGCAATGACTGCGGAAATTTAATTGGGCGCAAAATGAATCAATATGAAAATGATTTAGACAAAGAGAGTTTATGAATGCCAACCGTCAATATTCGATGGTTGGCATTTTATTTTTTTACGTAAAATGATAAAAAGGAGGTGCCGTAAATGAATCCAATAGAGTTTTCAGAACAAAATGCAGTCTTTACCGCGGAAGGATGTGATAACCTTCCAGCATGCAAACAGTATAACGAACAGTTTCAGACAGATGAAGTGATTTCTTGCTGGGAATTTTCGGACGATGAAATTGTACAGATTTTGAAGGAAGTGAAAACCGGCAAACGTCCGCAGATTTTCTTATCAGTGGTGGGCGGTCAGCCGCGGGTGTCATTGTTTATGAGGAATGAGAGGGAATAATTGTAAAATAGAGTGCCACTGAGCGCCATTCAAAGGATGGTGCAATGTGGCAGTTTCAGACAAAAATAGACAAATAATCGAAGCAATAAAGGATTCTGACCTGACTCAATACAATCATCTTCGTGATCTCTTAGATATGGCTATACTGGTATATCAGGAAGATGAGACGGATTTGGATTACTGTTTGAAGATAACGAAATACATAAAAGAGTTAATTCCAAATCTTCCCCCCACACAGGAACTAAATAATTTATATTGGAGAGCCATTTTATTTGAGGCACCTAATATATTTGAATCTTTTCTTTTGTACATGGAGCGTAACAGGAAGCCTAAGAAGAGATTTTACTTTCCAAGAAGGCGAACACTCAAAATCGTAGTAGATGATTTACAGGATTTGGAAGATGGTAAACTAGATTTTCTTGGAATCAGTCTCCCGCCACGAGTAGGCAAACTAATTTCAGACGACACGCCTGTTTTGACGGATGAAGGTTGGAAGAATCATGGAGATTTGAAGGTTGGAGATTATGTGTATGACTATGATGGAATGCCAGTAAAAGTAACTCATGTATTTCCTAAATCATATGCAAATAAGCGAGTCTGGTTCACCGATGGTTCGTACATAGATTGTCATGAAAACCACGAGTGGATTGTAAGAGATAGACATCAGCAAAAAGAAAGAATCATGGAAACTAACGAGTTGACAGATATAGCATCCATAGATGCAAATACTGGAAAAAGAAGGTTTATGTATCAGATTCCACTATATCAGCCAATTATTGGTTGGCCAAGAATACTTCCAGTACAACCGTATACTTTTGGTGCGTGGCTTGGAGATGGAAGAAATCAAAATCCAGATATATGTGGTAGTTCGGACGACTACGCCATTGTTGAGTCTATTGTAAATGATGGATATCCTATTTCGTGGCATACAACACATAAGACAACAGGAGTTGAATATTACGGTTTTGCGGGATTACGAGATGGTCTGCAAAAAATGGGAATGTGCCATAGCAGAAAACGTGTTGAAAAACGTATTCCTGGAATTTATTTGTGTTCTTCAATTCAACAAAGATTAGAGTTGCTTGCAGGATTGATTGACACAGATGGATGCTTAAGAAGAAAAGAACATAGATATGATTTCACTACAGCAGAAGAAATGCTCAAAGAAGATTTCATATCTCTTGTATCAACATTTGGATGGAGATGCTATGTCAAAGAGGTTGAACCACATGTGTCTTCATCTGGAATAAAATGCAAAAAAAAATACTGGGTGATTTCATTTAATCCCACACATCCAATACCATGTAGACTAGAAAGAAAACAGCTATTTGAGTTTTCTCAAAAGAGAAGAATTGCAATCAAAAAAATTGAGAATATTGAACCTAAGCAGGGAAATTGCATATCTGTTCAAGGCGGAATTTACAGAGTCGGAAGAAGGGGTATCCCAACACATAATAGTACGTTATGTATTTTCTTCTTGGCATGGATTATTGGTCGGCATCCAGAAAGCATAATGCTATGTCAGGCCATTCAGGAGTACTGGCAGATAGATTTTATAATGATGTAATTAAACTCACGCTAAATGAAGAGTATACTTTTTCAGAAATATTTCCGAACGTTTCGCTATGTGGGAAATCAGCAGAGAAGAATGAATTAAGATATAGTGAGCTTGAAGCATTTGCAACACTTACTTGTCGTGGTATTGATGGTACATGGACCGGTGCTGTTGATATATCTTCTGATGGATATTTGTATGTGGATGATATGATTCGTGACAGAACTGAGTCATTAAGTCCTATCAGATTGGAGAACCGGTATCAGGATTATTTGAATGTACTGGTTGACCGAAAAAATGATGGAGCCAAAGAATTAATGGTAGGGACTCGGTGGAATGTGCTTGATCCGCTCGGAAGAGTAGAAAAGGATAATAAAGACAATCCACGTTATAGATTCAGAAAAATCCCAGCGTTAAATGAGCATAATGAATCCAACTTTCAGTATGATTTTGGATTAGGATTCTCTACCAGATATTATCTGGATATGAAAAACCGACTTGATAAAAATGAATGGATGGCAAAATATATGCAGAATCCATTTGTGAGGGAAGGATTGCTATTCCCTGAAGATGAGTTGAATTATTATAATGGTGTTCTTCCTGACGGTGATTGTATTACCGCTGCGGCCTGTGATGTTGCGTGGGGTGGTGGCGATAGTTTATCAATGCCGTTTGGAAAAGTATTTGGAAGTAGAGAAGATGGCCCAGTATATATACCAGATTGGATATTCAATAAAGGCGATAAATATATTACTAAACCATTAGTCATAGCCAAAACGATGCAACATAAACCAAATATGGAGAGATTCGAAGCTAATAATGGTGGGGATGAATATGCGGAAGATATTGACCGTTTGCTTCAGCTACAAGGATTCAAAACAAATATTACATGGGCGAAGGCAAGTAATCAGTTGGGTAAAATGGCAAAAATCATTCAGTACGCCCCGGATATTAAGCGTAGATTCTATTTTTTGAAGCCAGAATTACAGAGTGAAGAGTATAAAAAAGCAATGGAAGAATTATGCATGATAGTGCAAATTGGCAGGAATGAGCATGAAGATAGTGCTGATGGATTAGTACAGCTTCTGCAATTAATATCTGGAGAATCATATGCAAAATGTGAGGCAGTAAAAAGACCATGTTAATGGAGGCATGTATGATAATTACAAGAAAAGATGTCATAAACTATCATCTATTGGAACCGGCAATTGAAAAAAATAAAAAGAAACTTGAGCGGTATAAAGACAGGGAACCTGGTGTAACGGCAGGAAAGGTTAAAGGTTCTTCCCGGGGATTCCCGTATGTACAATGCAATTTTACTGTTTGTGGAGCTGAATCTGAAGAATATAAGCGATGGGAAGAATGGGATGTTAAGTGCAGATATCTTGAAATAAGCATTAAACAGGATATTGAGAGAATGCAGGAACTGAAATTAGCAATTGATGAGTTGATTTCTGGAATAACAGACATTGAGGATAAGATGATCTTTGAATACACCGTTGAGGGTAAGAGCCAGCAGTGGATTGCAAATAAAATCGGAATGGATCAATCAAATGTGTCATTAAGGATAAAAAAGTATTTAAAATAGCAAAGTCTCATAAATTTCATAATTATATATGGTATTATTAGAATGTAAAAAGAGTGTTGAAGATAAAAGTTAATAAAAATCCCCCATAAAGCATTGGCTGATAAAATTTGCCGATGCTTTTTTGTTGTATGAAAGTTGGTGAAATAGTGGATATAGGTAGCATTATTTATCATAAAAATAGAAAATCGTTTGTAGATGTCTGCCATGGCCGGTTTGGGAGAAAAGTAATCTATACCAACTCGAAAACGATTTCAAAATCCAATGTTTTAGAAATATTATCTAAATCACTTTCTATCCATAATCAGAATAGACGGGAGATTGACTATTTATATCACTATACAAACGGAGATCAGCCTATATTGTATCGGGCCAAGGATGTGCGGCCAGATATAAAGAATAATATAGTTGAAAACCATGCTCTTGAAATCATGCGATTTATGACAGCTCAAATGTATGGTGAGCCTATTCAGTACGTATCAGTTAATAATGACGAAGAAAAAACAAAGGAAATTGATGCGTTAAACAATATTATGAAAGTTCTTGATAAGGCCAGTGACGATGTTCTTTTAGGAGACTGGCAGAGTACTGCAGGAACAGCGTATCGTGAAGTTTGGTCGAAATTAAGGCGTGAAGTTGATCCAGGAGAACCACTGATGGGTATTGATGTATCAGACCCGCGTTCCAATTTCATTATCTACTCATCAACCCATGGACATAGGAAAATGATGTCGGTTTCTATTTGTGAAGACGAAAAAGGCGAGTCTTATTATTTATGCACCACCGATAACCATGTATATGAAATAAAAGGTGAAAACGTAGAAGAAACAATCAACGGGTATGGGAGAGTACTTCTTACAGAATACCCTAATAATCATAGGCGATTATCAGATATTGAAATTGTCATTACCATGCTTGATGGAATAAACAAGATCCAATCAAACCGTATAGATGGTATTGAACAGTTCGTACAGGCGTTTATGAAATTTGTTAATTGTGAGATAGATGAAGATACCTTTTTAAAAATGTGTAAATTAGGTGCATTGAAAGTAAAAACGGTAAATCCGTCATTTCCAGCAGATGTCGGTATGATATCTGAACAACTAGATCAGCAGCAGACTCAAACTGCGAAAGATGACTTGTATAAAAATGCCCTTATTATTGAGGGGATGCCAAACAGAGAGCAAAATACTGGAGGAGACACAGGGCAGGCGGTATATTTAAGAAATGGGTGGGACTTCGCAGAACAGAGGGCCAAAATAGATGAACCACTTACAATTAAGTCAGAAAAGGACTTCCTGCGTAATGTATTGCTCATATTGAAAAGAAAGCAACAGATATCGAAAGAGTTAACTATTGCTGATATAGATGTAAAAATCACCAGGAATAAGACAGATAACATGCTGGTAAAAGCACAGGCACTTCTTTATTTGCTCGAAAAAGGAATTCATCCCAAAATTGCAATTAAAACATGTGATCTTTGGGGGGATCCGGAAAAGGTTTATGTGCAATCTAAAGAATATTTAGATGTATTGTACAAGACAGCCGCAGAGAAGCAGATAGAATATGAAAAGGAGAAACAGTCAACATTAGAATTGGCAAAATTAACAAAAGGAGGTGTTGAAAACAGTGGAAATAAGGTGTAAGAATTGTGGAAAACTCCTTGGTGATTTTGAAGGTAAAGGAACTGTCAAGTGTACTCGTACAGAATGCGGTGGAATGAATATTTTCGAAACATCCACTGGAAAACATGAATTTATACCTAAAAGAAAGCCAAGTTATTTGAAAAATAGGGCGACATCAAGTGGAGTAACATTCAACAGATGATGCTCTTTTATTTTTGCAGGCCTGAGCGTAAGAAGGCAGAAACTATGCGGAGCGTCCCGCGTTAAAAAAGTGTATGTTTCAGAAAGGGAGAGATGAAAAAATGACACGTGAACAAGTAAAAGAACAGTTTCCGGATGCAACTGAAGAACAGATAACAGCCATATTGAATATAAATGGCACGGATTTAACAGCAGCAAAGAAGAATAATGTTGATCCTAAAGAATTAAAACGGTTGCAGGAAAGAGATGTTGCATATCAAAAGTTGCTTGATGCAGATTTGACAGATGCGGAAAAAATCCAGAAAGCATTAAAAGAGGCAGATGATACTAAGGCTGAATATGCTAAAAAGACAAATCGTTTAGATGTGGAAAAAATACTGATTTCTGCGGGGCTTGAAGAGGATGATTATTCGGGGCTGATTGACGGAATTGTCTCAGAAGATGCTGAAAAGTCAAAATCTATGGCAACGTCACTGGCAAATATGCTTAATAAGCAGAAGGAAGCAACTGAGCAAAAGGTAAAAGAAGAATTAATGGATAAGACTAAGACGCCTGGCGGATCTGGAGGTTCCGGTGACGAAGGAGAGAAGACGGATGCTGAAATATTCGCAGAAGCGATGGTAAAAGAGAGCGCATCTGGTGCAAAGGGAGCGGAAGACATTATTGGAGCTTATAAATAAGGAGGTAAAGAGGTTATGGCAATTCAGGCTATGAGTGTTACAGAAACTAAAATTGCAGATGAAGTGCAGATTCTAAAAAGACCGGGATTCGAAGCAATCCCAATCACGTTGGACTCTACAGCGTTTACAGATGGTGTCTGCAGGGCAGGAGCACCGATTGGTGCCGGTGGAGTTATCAAAAATGATAAAAACTGTATCGGAATCCTAAAAGAGGATGTCCTTCAGAGCAGACCACAGGGAACTATTTTAAAGAAAGCATACGTCAGAAATGACGTAATTACATCACACTATGGAACAGCAATTGCTGATACAGCAAAGGCGGCGCTTCCGATGATCGTGTTTGAATAAGGAGGTAAAAGGACAATGATTAAGATTAACGATGTTTACGATTCGGCTGCAATTGCTGTATATGTAAAGAATGAAAAAAGTAATGCTATTCCTTATCTTGGTACGGCATTTTGGCCGAATGAAAGAAAAGCGTCCATTGATTTGAAATGGATTAAGACGGCAAATGGACTGCCAGTATCTCTTGCGCCGAGCAACTTTGATGCGAAAGCTACGATTCGTGCGAGGAAAGGATTCAAGTTCACAAAAGAGGAAATGGCTTTCTTTCGTGAAAGTATGGTAATTTCCGAGCATGATCGGATTGAACTTGCAAAATTGAACGATTGCACGTCTCCATTCGTAAAGGATGTGGTTGCAAATATCTTTAATGATACTAGGAATCTTGTTGATGGTGCAGATGTTGTTCCAGAGCGCATGAGAATGCAGCTTTTATTCCCTGAGACAGGCGGACCGTCTATTTACATCTCATCTGATGGAGTCACATATCAGTACAACTATGATGTGGATGGAAACTGGGCGAAAAACAACAGGAAAACTTTAACAGGACCAAAACTGTGGGCAAATAGAAAGACAGCACAGCCACTTGAGGATATACGGCAGATTGTCGAAAATGCGGAAGAGCCGATTAAGTATCTAGTGATGTCTCAGGCTGAACTTAACCTGTTTATGGCATGCGATTCAGTGAAAGAGGCATTGCTTGCGCAGAATACAACGGCGCATGTGATGATGACGGCCACTGTAGCGAAACAACTGATTTCAAATACGTTCCCTGGGATTGAGGTTATAGTATACAAGAAGAAATTTAAGGACGAGTCTGGTGCGACAAAAGCGTTTGTTCCTGATGGATTCATTGCATTTGTACCAGAGGGGAAACTTGGAAATACTTGTTTCGGTATGACTCCTGAAGAGCTCGCAAAGATGGAAGCGCAGGATGTGGATGTTACAATTCTCCCATCTGGGGTTGCAGTGGTTGTTATGACTACATACGATTCAACCATGCAGACAACTACTGTTGTTTCAGAGACACTGCTTCCTTCTTACGAAAGAATGGATTCTGTGTATCTGCTGTCTACGGGAACAATTGATGATGGTGGTATAGGCGAATTAGAGGAACTAACTGTAACAAGTGCGGCTGGAACGGATTCCGGTGATACGAAGATTACGGTATCCCCGGCATTAGAAAGCGGACATTCCTATAAGTATAAAGTAGGAACGGATGTGAATGTTCCGGAATACGGTGCGTTTGTGAAGAACTACACTGCATGGGATGGTACTGCTGACATTACTGCGGCTACCGGAAAGAAGATTTGCGTTATCGAGTGTGATTCGGATTATCTGGCAGTGAAAGCGGGAACCGCTACAGTTTCAGCAAAAGAATAAAGAAGGTGATTGAGGATGGAGAAAAAATTAATTAATGAAATAATTACAGATTTGACAGATGAATTGTCGAAAGATAAAGATTTTGATGAAGATGCTTTATCCTCAAAGGTCAAGAACGCTGTTCGAGAAATCCGTAGGGACCGGAATTATCCGGTATCCTACGGAGAAGATCAGATTATGAATGATTTAAATAATTATTATTCCAATATACGTGAACTTGCTTTGTACGATTATAATCAGATTGGTGCAGAAGGACAGCTTGCTCATTCAGAAAATGGGACTAGCCGGACATGGAAAAACCGCATAGATTGTAAAAATGGTGTGGTAGCGTTTTGCAGATAGCTGGTGTTCTAACAATTCCCTTTCCTCAGGTTTGAACGGTATTGACTAATCAATGAAAGCATTGATAGAAGATTGTGCGTGGAGAAGTCCGCAGGGCGACACTCATTAGGCGGTGGTGGGCAGAGTGATTAAGGCATAGATGCGATTTGGAGGGTATGAGATTATGCGTTCATTGAAAAAAAATAAGAGTACTCTTTACTATGCTTTATATAATGAAAAGAAAGAAATAGTTGACGAAAATGGAGATTTTACCGGGGAATACATTGTTGGTTATAGTGCCCCGGAATTTTTTAATGCTAATTTATCTGCAGGGAAAGGCTCTGCACAGGCAGATATATTCGGAGTAAATGTTGATTTTACCAGAACAATATCAACAACAGATCTGTCACTACCTATAACGGAAACATCGTTAGTCTGGTATGAAACTAAACCTAAAATATTAGAAGATGGCAGGGCAGATCCTGAAAGTGCGGATTATAAAGTTGCAGCTCCGCCGGCGGTAGGTTTGAATGAATTGATAATTGCATTAAAAGCGAGGGCAAAGAATGTCTAAGAGATTCAGGACTGGTTTGTCTGGTAGCGGATTCAGAAGGATAGCCAGAGAAATCCACCAGTATAGAAATGAGCTGACAGATAAGTGTGAGGAGTTCGCTTATCGACTGGCAGAAGAGGGCGTGGCAATCGCACAAATTCATATTGGTTCAAGTGGGTATGGAAAGCACATCACTTTGGATTCTGAAATGAAGATTGAAGGAATTGGTTGCAGAGCAATTATATTTATGGAAGATGCACAGAAGATCATCAGTCAGTGGCAAACACAAGATGGAATAAAGAGCGCAGAAGTCAGTCCTACATTAATGCTTGAGTTTGGCGCAGGATTAAAAGCGGAGAATCCAACAGGAATTCCGGGTGTTGGAACTGGTACATTTCCGGGTGGTACACATGGAAATGAGCCTGGGTGGTATTATATGGACATAAATGGAGAATGGCATCATTGCAGCGGAATCTCTGCAAATTTGCCAATGTACAAGACAGGTCAAGAACTACGAGATAAAGTGATTGATATTGCAAAAGATGTTTTTGGTTTATAGAGAGTGAGTCATGTTCGGGTATGTTCCGAACGCTCTCCATTAAAATTTCTTTGGCGTGGCAAAATGCTACGCCTTTTGTAATGGAGAAAAATATATGAAAAGAAATAAATTCGGATTGTCAAGTAAGGAATACGAAAAGCTGTACAGTGTTTGGGGCAATATGCTTAAACGTTGTTACAATGAAGAATGTGATCGTTTCTATGCTTATGGGGCGAGAGGAATCAAGGTGTGTGATGAGTGGAGGGATGATTTTCATTTATTTGCGGATTGGGCATTGAAAAATGGATGGACCCCCTTTCTCAGCATTGAAAGAAAGAATCTGGATCAAGGATATTCGCCAGATAACTGTGAGTTTATAACGATGAAACAGCAAGCCAGAAATAAGGCAAGCAATATTAGAGTTGTTTATCGAGGAGAAGACAAGTGTATAGCCGAATGGTGTGAAATACTCGGACTTAACGATAAGCGAACATACAGGAGGTATCAGCTTGGAATTAGAGAACCGGAAGTCTTATTTTATCCCGGAGACTTAAGAGGCATGAGGGGGCGTAGCAGAAGTGATTGATGTATCAAACAGAGTTCTTACGAATGTGAAAACGTATATATCCGATATCTGTCAGAATGTTCAGAGTGATAGCACGAGGACTCCTCCATCATTTCCGTCAGCTTCAGTTGTTCAGATTGACAATCCAGACACGGCAGTTGACTTGGAAAATACTGAAAATGCGGTGTTTTCCACTATTGAAATTCAGTCGTTCTCTAACAAGAACATTACAGAAGCTAAGACAATCATCAATAGTGCCTGTGATGCTATGAGAATCATGGGTTATGAGCGGCGATACGGTCCATCAAAAGTAGCGAACGCCGCAGACACTAATATCTACCGCATGGTGGCAAGATTCAAAAGAATTGTGTCGTCTGTGGAGGATATAGATAAATTTGATAATTAAATGATTTCGAGCGCCATTGAGCGCCTTTTTTTATTGGAGGTAGTGTAAATGGCAGGTGGAAGAAGTACCATTAATACAGTATTAAAATGTGGTGATGCAAAAGAAAGTCTTGCGAAGTTATGTAAAATCAAGACATATCCACAGTTAGGTGGAGAACCGGAGCAGCTTGAGACAACTGATATGGAAGATACCATGCAGACATTTGTGCCGGGTGTTCAGCAGGTCGAATCCATGCAGTTTACAGCAAACTATGAAAAGAACACCTATGAAGCAGTAAAAGCGGCAGCTGATAAGGAAAAGTTCTATCAGTTAGAATTTGGTGAGGCAGGTGTTGATGGAATATTCAGCTGGAAGGGGCAGCATAGCGTATTTGTGAATGAAGGTGAAGTAAATGGCGTACGTGAGATGACGATCACTATTACACCATCCACTGTTATTTCACCTAATGCAGTAGAGTAGAAGATTTTAGGAGTGGGATAACCGCTCCTATTTTTTGTGAAGAGGAGAGCACATAGATGGATATTAAAATAAATAACAAGAAATATAGAGTCCCGGAATTAGTATTTGAGCATTTTACGAAGATGGAAGAGCAGGGATTCTCTGTTACGGAGGCTTTTGAAAAAAAACAGTACATGCTGATTGCCATGGGATTTGTTTGTGTAATTACAGGGCTTGACAGGGAAGAAGCAGAAGAATTAATTACGCAGCATGTGTACGGCGGGGGAAATTTAATTGATATTGTTAATACCTTCTCGGAGGCAGCTGGTGAGTCGGATTTTTTCCGAAAGATGCTGAATATTCAGCAGACGGAGGAAACACGGAAAGTATCAATGGAGGAAAAGGTTCCGGCGGAAAAAGAAACAAAGTAAAAAGCTACACGGATTGCATATATGAAGTATGGCTTCCAGCAGCAATAAGATATGGGATCCCATATGAAGCTTTCTGGAGGATGAACCCAAAACGCTTAAAGCCTTTTCAAGACGATTATAACCAAAAGATGCAGGCTGAGGCTGATAAAATGGATTATTCCTGTTGGTTAATGGGGCAATATATGGTCTGTGCAATCCAAAAAGCATTAGATCCAAAAAAAGCGAAATATCCAAATCAGCCATTTGGAATGCGGTCTTTTGATGAAGATGAAGATAGCGATATTTCGGCAATTAGATTCGGTGAATTTGTAGATGCTTTTAATAAAGCATTTGAGAAAAAGTAGAGTGCCATGAGCGCCATGATGAAAGGTGGTGGCGTAAGTGGGAAATGAGATCGATAGGCTGGAAATTGTCGTTGAGGCTGAGGCCAGTAAAGCAAATCGTAATCTGGCCAAAATGGAAAAACGCATAACCAATATCGCAAACGCGTTGGATAAACTTGGTGCATTATCCGGTGCTTTGGGCAATGTTGGAAATGTAGACTTTGGAGAATATGAAAAAGCATCTAAAAACATAGATGAACTACTTGGAAAATCCAAGAAATCCCACAATACGGATGCTACACCTAGGATTAATAAAGCAGATATTAAATATGCAGCTAAGACGGCTGAAGAGCTTCAAAAGAAATTTAAAGATGTTGGAAAAAACATTGACTTCTCAGGGATGAATAGCACTGAATTGCGGAAGCAGATAAAGTCGATGGAATCTGCGCTTGATAGAATGTATGGTAACCAGGAGAAAAGACAGGCTATTGAAGGTGAGAAAATTCCGGGTAAGTCTTGGGTGAGTCAACAATATGATATTGCCAAAGTAAGCAATCAGTTGGAGATAGCTCGAGAAGCATTGAAAAAATATAATTCCGAAGCGGCAAAGATGTATAAATTTACCATTGATAGGAACCAATCTGTTTCATCGATGGAAGAAGTGCCAAAAGTTGCGAAGATATCCCAAGATTCTATGAATTATGATCCAGAAGCTATGAGAATGGTGTTTGGTGAAGGCGCTGAAAAAATTCGTAATTTTAACGATTTGATGAAACAATTTAAGGGAACAGCGCAGTCGGCAGGTAATGCCATCAATGAATTTGAAGGCTCTATGGATTCCGCAAAAGTTAATACATATGAGGCTCAGATAAAGCGTCTGAAACAGGAACTTGCCGAATTAGCTAATAAAGGCTTTTCACAATACGACCCGGAATATGATTCTGTTGCCAAGAATCTTCAAGAAGTTATATATGCAAAAAAAGCGTACGATAAGGAACTAAAGTCTTCTATTCAAGCAGAAAATGAATCTGCAAAGTCAACAAATAATACGGCAAATACCCTGAAAAATCTGAAAAGCGTATTAAGTGGTGCGTCAAGACTTTTTTCTTCAATAGCTTCAGGAGCTATAAAAGCGTATAAAGGTGTTGTTACTTTCTGCAGAGGAGCCAAAACCATAACAAAGGCATTGGCTTCACCTATTGCAACTCTAGGAAAATTGAAAAATGCATTGCTTGGAGTGCAAAAGCAGTCAGGGCGAAAATTTGGTGTTCCTCAGATGATAGGAATGTCACTTCTATATTCCAGCGTGTTTGGCATGATTTCTGGTATTAAACAGGCTATATCAGATGGAACAAAGAATTTAGTGCAATATAGTAATGAGTATAATAAAAGTATTTCTTCTATTGTGTCAGCACTTTTGTATTTGAAAAATGCATGGGCTGCGGCGTTTGCACCGATTGTTAATGTAGTGGGTCCTTATATTCAATCTTTCATTAATATGATTGCCTCGGCTTTAAATGCTGTAGGTAAGTTCATGGCAGCATTGACTGGAAAAGGGTTTGTTGTTCAGGCCAAAAAGGTGTTCCAGGATTATGGTGCATCTCTGGATAAAACCTCCGGTGGTCTCGATGATGCAAATAAATCAGCCAAAGAGTTGCAGCGGACTATTTTGGGATTTGATGAATTGAATGTATTAAATGCACCTAACAATGACTCGGGAAACAGTGGTTCTGGCGGAGGAGACGGAATTGAGTTAACTCCAAGCGATATGTTCGAAACAGTTCCGGTTACCGGTGCAGTAGCTGATTTTGCGAAAAGATTAAGAGAAGCGTTCCTGAAAGAAGATTGGGAAGGTTTGGGCGATCTTATAGCAGAAGGACTTAATAAAGGATTGCGGAAGATTTATGATGCGATAAATTGGAACAATGTTGGGTCTCAAATTACAAAATTTGCAGATGGTTTCACACGGACTTTTAATAGAGTTATCGAGAACCGCGGCCTGTGGGATACGCTTGGAAGGACTATAGGAACAGGCATAAATACTGCTGTAAAAACAGCAAATTTATTTATTGGGGATGGCGGTATCAATTTCAAAGCAATTGGAACCGGTATTTCAACAGGGCTACGTGGCGCCATAAATGAAATACCATGGACTGAACTTGGTAATCTTTTGGGAAATTGGTTCATGGTTCCATGGAAGATATTGAATGGTTTTGTTACCGATATGTCCAGGAAAAATGATTTAGGGTTGACCGGATGGGCAGAACTAGGAAAAGGACTCGGAAGAGCCTTAAAAGGAGTATTTGAGAAGATAGACTTTGATACTATAGCCGATACGTTTGTAAAAGGGTTTAATGGAATATTTGAGGTACTGAAGAACTTTAATGCAGAAAAACCATTTGAAGGTTTAGGAAAAAAGATTTCAGATGGCTTAAACAAGATTATTAGAGGGATAGACCCCGGTGAGGCAGGTAAGGCAATTAGCGATTTTGTAACGGGTGTTCTTGGAGTACTCGTTGATGTAGCAGAACAAACTGATTGGGAAATGTTCGGTAGGAAGTTGGGAGAGCTTCTGTCAAATATTGATTGGAAAACTATTTTAGGACAAGTATTTACAATTATTTCAGAGGTTTTAGGGGGACTTATAGAAGGTCTTTCTCAGACAACGGGAGGCAAAGTTGCACTTTTTATGGCAGGATTAGCTGTTGCATTTAAAGGGGCATCAGTACTGGCTTCCATAGGCGAGTTTGTCGGTAAGGTGAAAACTGGCTATGGAGCATTGGGCAGTATTTTTGGAAAAACCGCCTCTTCTGCTGCGAGTTCGGTATCAGGAATGGGTACGGCAGCAAGTACTGCTGGTGGGACATTAGACTTGTTCGGCGGAAAGTTGAGTGGGCTTGTTGGAAAGTTTGCAAATAGTGCTACGTGGACGGCATTTTTTCATGAGAATTTGAAGCAATTAAATGCAGTTTCTGGTGAATCAGCAGAAGCGTATGGAGCATTGATTGGTACGCTCGGGGAATTAAACGATGCGGGAAGCATAACAGATTCTCAATTCAATGATTTTTATGGTACATTAATGGCAGCTAAAGATAAAGGTGTGAATTTCGAAGATGCTATGGCTTATGTGCGAGATGAGCTTGATAAATCTGGTGTGTCTGCAGATGAATTCGAAAAGAGTCTAAATGATACACTTGATAGATTAGGAACCTCGGCACCACGTAAAGCCAAAATAGTGGGTGCCGGTATAGGCGATGGTACAAAAGAAGGCATAGAGCAAAGCCGCTCGAAAGTTGAAAATGCTATATCAGGCTTAGCCGATAAAATAAAAAAAGCATTTACCGGGGAAATGGAAATGCATTCTCCATCAAAAGTATTCTTTTCTTATGGTGTAAATACAGTTGCAGGATTTAATGACGGATTTACGAGCAAAAGTTCAAGTGCAGAACAAAATGTTCGTTCATTGGGTGAAAACATCAAAAAGTCGATGAGTGGAACATTGAAAGGGCTATCCGAAGATACGAGTGAGGCAATCTCAGGAATACGTGACAAGTTCAGGCAAGCGGAGGGGAACGCTTCGTCGAGTGCGTCCAGTATCCTCAGGTCTTTCTCAAACCTACATATACCGCTACCTCATTTAAGTGTATCTTTTAGCAGCCTCAAAGTCGGAAATACCAGCATTCCAATACCGAGTTTCAGGGTGAATTGGTATGCGAAGGGAGGATTCCCAAATACAGGAGAACTATTTGTGGCGAATGAAAAAGGCCCAGAAATGCTCGGTAAGATGGGAAACAAAAATACTGTTGCAAATAACAGACAGATTACAGACGGTATTGCTGCAGCAGTTGGACCCGCTGTGTATAATGCTGTGACAAGTGCGTTATCATCATCTGGAAACGGACAGGGTGGTGACTTGTATTTAACATTGGAAATAGGTGGAGAGAAGTTAGTTAAGAAAATCGTAAAAGATTATAACAATATGAAACAATCTGACCCAAAGTTCGGATTCATATACTAAATCCCAAAGTATTATGAAAACTCTCATAATGAAAATTGATTTTGTTATGACTATGTGTACCAGTTCTACGGAGATTCCGATGATATGGACTCTATCGCTTACATAGGCCTTATAATATTGGGAGTGGCTTTTTAGCTGCTCCTTTTTCTTTTAAGTTTCGCTATGGCTTGGTATAATATTCTCATAGTTTGAATTTAAGGAGAAGAAGCCATGCAAATGATTGAGTTGAAATATTATATGGATTTGCTTCCTGAGTGCAATATATTTAGAGAAGATGGTATGGTAGAGTTGTTTTTTCATGATATGGAGACGAAGGCTTATTATATTGCCAGAGAATTTGCGAATTCAGCAGATGAAAGTTATATGGCTCAAAACGCTTTTCTGGATGATGATACAAAAAACTATGTTGTTAAATTCAATCAAAATCGGTTGGAAGACATTGCATTTATGCAATATTTATTTAATAGTTCAAATAATATGTTTTCAGGGTATGCGGTAAAGAGAATTCCTATTGAAGACTTCTATTTAGGTATGGAAATAACTCCTCCAGCAAGATGCTTTGGAAACATTGAACAAAAAACTAAAGAACCATTATTGGGGTTAAATAAATTCATTTCTGAAGAAAAGGTGATGTATCATAGGGAACTATTAAGAAAAATTTATGAGTGGTCTGACGAAGAGGTGAATTATTATTCCATTCCTAGAAGTATTCCTCATAAAGATAAAATATCGCTAACTCAAACCGTGGCAGTTGAAAGATTTTTAAATCAAAATTATATTCCATATAAAATGCGATATGAGGATTTTCCAGAGTACAGTAAATTAAAAAAGAGAGATTCTCAATTTATAATGAAAGCAAGACAGAAGGATAATCAAAAATTTTATGAAATGCTTTCAGACTTTAAAAAGAAATATAATGATATTTATCATGACTTGGTCGATAAGGGAACTGTAAGTCCTAAGTGGAAGTCGGAATATGAATTGTTTAAACTAATCAGGGCGTTCTTCCCGGATGCAGTTTTTCAATACAGATCAGAATGGTTAGGAAATCAGTCTATTGATGTATTCATACCAAGCAAAAGAATCGGAATTGAATATCAAGGAATACAACATTATGAAGCAATAAATCATTTTGGTGGTATAGAATCATACGAAAATAGAAAAAAACTTGATTCGAAAAAGAAGAGCTTATGTGAAAAAAATGGAGTTATTCTTGTTGAATGGAAATATGATGAACCAATAAATGAAGTTGTTTTGAAAATAAAAATAAACTCTTGGAGTTAATTTGTATATACAGTTACGGCAATAGATGTAAGGGACATTTACCATTATGGTAGGTGTTCTTTTTATATATAAGAAAGTGTGGTGAAGATATGACACAGCCTCTTATCATAGGTGGCATTACAATGCCATCGCTTAAAAAAGGCGGATTAACTATTACAAAGGAAAAAGTATGGTCCGGAAACACTGGAAGAGCAGCAGATGGGAATGTCATAGGCGACTTGGTTGCAATAAAATATAAATTGCAGTGCGAATGGCCTCCATTAAGCAGGGCAGATACAGCGAAAATCGATCAAGCTGTGTCTCCTGCTTTTTTTAATGTAACGTTTTTGGATCCAGGAAGTAATACCCGTATTACGAGGACGTTCTATGCGGGCACGCCCACATATCCAGTTTACACTTATGTGAATGGCAACGGGATTACTTATAACGGGGTAAAAGTAGATTTGGTAGAGAAATAGGAGGACGAAATGTTAAAGACAAGCAAAACTATTAACCTGTCAGGAAATAGCATTATTAATGATAAACAAGTAGTCTACATGCAGGCAAATATATCTACGGATGGGGGCACAACCAGCCATTCCAGTAGCATACAGGATAAAGTACTGTACGAGGCAAATAAGGTTGAATGCCGGAAAGATTTGTCTGATTTCGATCAGCTGGTATATGAAATAGAAGATTCTATTCATACGGGGGGAGTGCAGTAATGAAGATTAAAAACAGTCAAATAGTTAATTTCATAAATGGGATAATGAATCTTAAAGAGAAAAAACTTCCAATCAAACTGGGGTATGCGATTACGCGTAACATAAAGATCATGGACCCGGTAGCGACCTCCTATGAGGAGGAAAGATATAAGATACTTGGGAAATATGCTGAGAAGGATGATTCCGGTAAATTCAAAGTAGAAGACGGCTCCTATATCATTTCTGATATATCGGGATACGAGCGTGAGATGGAGGAACTGTTGGAAATCGAAAATGAGATGCAGCTCCATACGGTTACGTTTGATGAGATTGAGAAGTGCGATTTGGAGCAGTTTGACGCGTTGTCGGTACAGGACATTACCTTATTGGATATGATGTTGGAATAGTATTGGGGGTGAGACAATGTATCAATCCTCAGCGGCGTTTGCGGAATTGATACAGCAAGATTCCCGGACGTTTAAAAGTAAATTAATCATTGGCGAAAATGAAATAGAATCAGGCATTAAAAGTATCGCATTAAAAGGGGGCTCAAATAGTGGGTCCTCTTTTATTATTGGAAGTTGCATCAGCCAGTACATAGAAGTTGAAATGGAAAAACCATCAGTATTCATAGAAAACGAAGAGATTGAATGGCGCATAGGAGCGGATATTTCAGCAACTGTAGAAGAATTTGTTCCAATGGGATTTTTTACGGTCGGAAAGCCTGAATCCGATGAAAATATGGTAAAGTTTACGGCGTTTGACCGAATGATGAAAACGGAGAGGGCCTACTTTTCTTCTCTGCCTGTTTCTACTTCAACAGTGGCTGTACTGAATGAAATGTCTACGTTTTTAGGCATTCCCATAATTACCACAGGACTATCTGCTATAACGATAAAGAGGCCAGTCGGATATACGTGCCGCGAGGTACTCTCCTACATATCTCAGATGTATGCTGGCTTTGCTATATGCAACCGGCAGGGGCAGATTGAGATTAAGTCCTATGTTAATTCATCCCTTCAAGTACTCCCGGGAAAGTATTGGGACAGTTTTGTTCACAATGATTTTCCGTACACATTCCAGAAAATCGTATGTCATACTGGAAAAGACACAGAAGGAAACACCATATCTATCAGCGCAGGCAGTGGAAACCGGGAGATGACAATATCTAATCCTCTGATGACCCAAAGCATCTTAGACAGCGTGGCTACTAAACTAAAAGGCTTCTCTTATATGGCTGGAAACTTAAAGTTTTTGGGCGATCCGCGCATAGATCCGTGGGATATTGTCGGTGTCAGGGGGAAGGACGGGACAGACTACAGCGTTCCGATAATGAGCATAACCCAGGATTTTGACGGCGGTCTGTCAACAACCATTGAATCCGTTGCTGAATCCGAAACGGAAGAGCAACAAGGATTTAAGGGGCCTGTAACGCAGGCAATAGAGCGTTATGCCGTACAGCTTGCATTGGTAGATCACGCAATCGTTAATAAGCTGGATGTCAATGTGGCTAACATCACCTACGCGAAGATTGTGGATCTGGACGCAATCAATGCAAAGATTACCAAAATCGAAACAGAAGAGCTGACGGCAATAAACGCAAAAATAAATACTGCCAATATCAATCTTGGAAATATCGAAAATCTTTTGTCGGGGAATGCCGGAGTTGGTGATTTGACAAATATACATCTAACCTCCCAGAATGCAGTGATTGAGAGCGCACTGATAAAAAGTGCGGTAATGCAGTCCGTGACAGTGAATGATCTGCTGGCGGGCACCATCTATACTAACAAATTTCAAATTTGGTCAGATGAAGCTGGCGGCATGAAGATATTCGGGTCTACTCAGCAGTGGATGGATAAGGATGGAAGGATAAGGATGCAGGCCGGGCTTGATGCTGCGGGTGCATTTAATTACTATATCGTGGATGCCGCAGGGAATACGATGTTTGATGCCCTTAACGGCGTGTCTGCCGCAGGAATTAAGGCACCTATCATCAAAGACTCGATGGTGGCAGATGATGCCAGTATCAGTGGGTATAAGGTCAATGTCCAGACGCTGGTGCAGAACATTAATGGGAGCAATGTGCAGATTATGGGGAGTAAAGTTGTTGTTGATGGAACCAGCCAGACCATATCAGCAAAGTTTGATAGCATGCAGGAGGAGATTGACAGCATATCTGCTTCAGGCGGTGGATATATCTTGCAGACCTATGTGGAGGGTGGTCATACAGGTGACGGAGAGACGGCAACGATACATGCCAGACTATATGCAAGTAATAAGGAAGTGACAGAGACATTCGGCCCGGAGCACTTTGTCTGGAGCCGATTATCAGAAGATGATTCTGGCGACAGAGAATGGAATGGAAAGCAGATCACAGGATATTCGCTAACCCTGTCGGGAAGTGATGTAACAATGGCTGCGGATTTTGAGTGTAAATTCCTTATATGGGATGAATCACCAATACTTGATCACAACGGAAACAACATATTGGATATAAACGGAAATAATATTATTGGTTTGACAGCTTAAAACAGTAGGAGGAGAACATGCCAAAATTTAATGAATATACGGAAAAAACAAATCCGGATGATGTAGATATTTTTTTACTGCAGGATGCTGCCTCAACCAAGAAAATATCTTTTTTGAATATTTTTAATCGGATAAAGACAAAGCTAGGGTTGGGGGATCTTGCAACCAAAAGCGAGGTAGCACAATCAGACCTAGAGGATGCGCTGGCTAATTTAATTGCTGGCAAACTCACATCGTCTGGAATTGCCAATAATCTAACTACGACAGACACGACGAAAGTATTGGCGGCGCCGCAGGGGAAGGCTTTATTAGAATCAATTACGTCTGCATTAACGTTGATCGGGAGTCTGGACGCATTAACCACAGCCGAGAAAACAAATCTGGTTGGTGCTATTAATGAGCTGGTTGCATCACTTACTACACTAAATAGCAATTTAAATGCGTCAAATTTTACCCTGACAAATTCGACTTACTATCCCACTACCAATGTAATTGTAAGTGGACGCGTGGTGCATTT